AGGCGCAGACCTCCTACAAGTCAGAGCAGCAATGCCGCGCCGTGGTGGACGTTCAAAAGGAAAATCTGCAAAAGATGGCGCTCAAAGGTGGTCAGATGGTCACCCAGATCGAGGGCACTTGCATCACTCTGAAAGGTGGGATGCTATGACCGGATTTGATTCAAAACAGCAAATGGTTACGTTGTTTTTTATAGCGTTCGTTATCTTCATTATGTTTTTTACAGGCATTGGAATTGCAGCATTTATATGGAGTTTTTTATGACACCTGCAATGAAACACATCCTCAACCATTTTGATGAAATTGCATTTACCGCTTGCGTAATGACTGGATGTTCTTTGGTATTTTGCATTGTATTTTTTTGGAGTGTGTTATGACACCTGAAGACGAAGCGTTTGACGAACTCGCCCGCAAGCAAGGTGACTGGGGCGGCGGCTTTCCAGCTAAGCGGCGTATGGCTGCGGACAAGTTGCAGGAGCCAGCGCAGGAGCCTGTAAAACTGTGGCTATGGAAAAACTTTGTCGATGGCAAGCCTGAATATTGGGCTTTTGACAATCCGTTTCCCATTTTTATGGATAGCCACGATCCGCAAACGCTTGGCGAGCCTTGTGGGTACGCATGGTTTAAACCATCACGGGCTGGGAGAACAGATGTCAGTGATAAGCAAGTGTTGCAAGATGTTCAAGAAGCCTTATCAAAGCCAGCGCAAGAGCCTGACATGCTGGTCATCGCATACCAAAGCGGCTATTACGACGGCAAAAAAGCAGCATTGGCACAGCCAGTGCAAAAGCCTATCAATTTGTTAGAGGCCAGAAAAATTGCTGCTGAATACGGAACGCCAGATTCGCAGATTGACAGCGGGAATTTGTATTTTGCTTTGAGCAAATGCTTGGAGCATATTGATGCACAGCCAGCGCAGGATGAATCTGAGTTATTAACTATTGCATATCAAAGCGGTTACCACGATGGCAAACAAGCGGCACTGGCTGGGAGGGAATGGAACTTTTGCGAACGCTGCGGCAAGCGCACTGCTGACCTGACAATCATCCACACTTGCACACCACCACAAGGGGACGCATGATCTGCCCACAACCGCAATGCAAATCCTGGACCCGCGTGTTGGAGACCAGGCACAAGTACGACAACGAAACATATCGTCGGTATGAGTGCGCCAATGGGCACAGGTTCTCGACGATGGAAAGAGTGAAAGTAGATCGTGCAGCCAACCCGCCTAAAGCAGATTGAGAGCGCCCTCAGAAAGCGCCCCATGACGCGCAAGGAGTTAGCGGCTGCCGTGTTCCTGTCCGAGCGTGCTGTTGAGTACAACATGAAGAAGATGCATGAGCGCGGCCAGGTCTACGTCGCAGGCTGGTCCCGCACCAGCGGGAGGATTGCCCGTGTCTACGCCTGGGGGATAGGCACTGACGCTCCCATGCCACCAGCCTACTCAGGGTATGAGCGCGTGCAGAGAGTGCGTGCGAATGAGTCTCCAGAGGAGAAAGACTTTCGTCTGGCGCGTGAGCGTGGCAAGCGCAGGAAAATCAAAGTTGATCCGCTGATGTCGGCTTTTTATGGAGTGAAGTGATGAAGATTACAGAAAGAGAACCCACTGTTTCCAATTGGGAACAGGACGGGGAATTCATTCAAGTTGCCTTTCATAGAGACAACGGGGAGCGCGTAACTGCTCTCTATCAACGATGGGGCTGGGTTCAACCGCCATCGGAAGTTATTGAAGACACTCTCAATACCTTGGGTAAAGGTCCTCATCGCGTAGTAGGCCGCCAGGAGTAGGAGTACTTGTTGCTGGGAATGCTGCACCCGCTGACAATGCTGCAGGAATCGCCAGCAATCCCTTATTGCGGACAAAGTCTAAAAGATTCATCAAATCCTCGCGGGTTTTGTATCCTTTAGTTTGTGCTGTTTTTGCATAAATGTCATACAAGTCACCAGCGGGAGCCATCGACGCTTGGCTTAATTTAGCCTGATCCTTTGGCGATAATTTATTGAAGTATTCTAGAAATTGCGTTGTAGCAGCGCCAGATCCTGGTGGCTGCCGCCATGCATTTGAATAGTCAACATAATCGCTGATGTTATAGGTCGGCACATAATCTTTTGAGCCTAATGCTGATTGCAATTGTCGTATATCAGCAGCAGGCAATCTCTTACCAAAATTTAGCCCAGCAACACCAGTTCCATAATCTGCTAAAGGTATTTCATCTCCGGCCAAATTGTAGGCATACCTAATTTCATCTTCGCCGACTTTCTTCTCTAATGGGAAGAACATACTTTCACCCTTGGCATATGGCACTTGCACGTTATAAGGCGATCCACCCTGGGCTGTAAGCAGCCCCCTGGTGGCAGCTACAGCGCCAAGTTTCTCTTGAGTTTTTCTGGGTATTTGTGGGTAATTCAAAGCCGGACCAACCTTTGACACTGGGCTGGCATATGTCACCGGCACTTCAAAACGATTGGCAAAACCAGTATTGGTTTCAATTGGATTTTTTGCTAGTGTCGGGGCGCGTAATCCAGTTTCTGATGCTGGCCCTACAAATGGAACTCCACCTGGTGGCCGGTAAGCGCCTTGCATACCTCTTGTCTTCAGTACGTTCTCATCCAACAAAGACCTGGACAAAATGTCTCGTCCTTGGACGTCTTGGAATGCTGATGCAGCGCGAGATGAAAAGTTTGCGCGTGATCCAGCCGGTTGATTTATTAATTCTTCAAGATGGCCGCTACCTAAGAAAGGTATCATTTCGTAGGTTTCAGCACCAATCGCCCTGTCGGGTAGATTTTGCGGATTTCTGGGCAGGCTGATTACCTTACCGCGGGACTCCATTTGCCTAAATCCGTGCAATTCTTCAAGTCTTTTTGCAAGTGAATCAATGTCGCGTTGTTCAGACATGGATAGTTGAACATTTGATGGGCTCCACTCATATGGTTTTAATGCTGCCAATTGTTCTTCATACCCAGCACGACGCAAAATATCCTGATAATTTCCTTGGTTGAGCAAAGTGGAAAAATCAGGAGTCCCTCGGATAATATCTGGCGTCAACTTACCCTGATCCAGTATTTTCCTGGCTGGCAGTCCCATCGATGTTTGGCCCTCCATCAAGGGCATCGCAAGAGACCAAATTGTCTCCTGGCCTTCCGATGGGAACATTCCAGCTTGTTGAGCGCCTTGCCTCAGTCTGGCGTTGGTGGCAATGTATCCAGGAGTCAGACCAGGATCACCTTTTGCAAGTTGCAATGCTGTAGGAGACCCGCTAAAGAGATTTTGGTTTACTCCAAGAGCGTTCGCCATCCATGCGTCGTTTGTTACCTTATAGACATCATCAGCAAGATTTTTGTAGAACGAATCTACTTTAGGACCGGACAAAGTGACCTTTGCTGGGTCTGGCGCTGAGAGCGATCTGAATGCGTTATTTTCCCACGCACCCAGAATTGACTCTTCACCCTTAGTGCCACTCACACTGCGACCCATAATTTCTTTGATGGCCCTGGCGTCAGTCGGGCGTCCAGCAGCAGTCCAGTTTTTCCAGGTGTTTAGCGTATTGAGCAAATTCATCTCTACGCTTGTTTGCGGTGACAGTGCTGCAAGCAATGACGCAAACCTTGGCGCATCATCAGCACCAAATACATCAATAATGGCTTGCGTTGATGCTCTATACCAACCCTGTTTCGGTTGCCCAGCTTTAGCCATTGAAGACATTTCTTTGGCGTTAGGAAGTATTGACAGCAACTGGCTTACTTCTTTCACCGCTGATTCTGAGCGAATCAACTTCTGCACTTCTTGCCCTGTCATAAATTTAGACGCACTCGCAAAATCAGGGTACTTTTGCTTGAGGGTATCTAGAATTTCTTTTTCGTCATCAGATAACAATTTCTTCTGTTGACGTACAAGTTCTTTGCTTGTCTCGCCTCTTACTGGTGCTTTGCCAGGCCGTAAAGCGCCGGTTAAATCAAGAGCCGGACTACTCTTTGCGGCCATTCCTGACGTAGTACCCTGGCCCATTGCACCAACCATCTCACTAAGCAAACCGCCACGTTCCATAACTTGCGGCACAACGCGCTCCGCTAGGCGCTCACCAGCGCGTCCTACGGCCATAGCACCCTTCACCGGAACCATTGGAGCGAATGATCCAACCTGGCCTGCGACTCTGCCTAGTGGGTTGGCTTCTGCTGGAGCCAACGGCAGATTCTTTAGGAAATATTCAGACCCATATGGAATCAATGTAGGCTTGAACCCACCATCCATTGGCAGCATTGACATCAATGTTGATGGCAAGTTCGCAATGTCAGCCGGTAACCCAAGCAGACCAGCGAGACTTCCCCTTGCTAAATCCACTGGGACATTCGCGGCGTACTCTCGTTGCTTTGGCGTCAACTCTGCCCTGCGTGCAAGATAGCTGTAGTCTGGAGCCATAAACTCGTCCAGCAAGCCACCGCGCTTGCGCAGACCGCCTGGGTATGCTGTTGCCATCGTCTTACTCCTGTGCCGCGCCGATTGCGCTTCCCATACCCATACGAATCGCCTTCTCGCGCAGTGACTTAGCGAGAGGCTCCACCTTCATCATGTTGGCCTTGCTCATCAGCACAGACGCCGTCTGCGGGTCAAGCATGGCCTCCACAAGCAACTGCTGGATTTGATTATCAGGCAGCTTGTACAGCCAATCCAACGGGCGTGTCATGGTCCGCAATGTAGTGTTGTCTGCCATCGACTCGCTAAATACTTTGCCAATCATGTTGCCCATGCTCATGTTCTGGAAAGTGTTAGACCCTGGAGCCTTCACTCCTGGCGCTGTAGAGGCCATGCCACGATTGATCTCAGTGATGATGGCGTCCAGCCTGCGCTGCGCTGCTGGCGATAGCTCAGTGCCTAGCTCGTCTGCCCTTATCGCAAGCTGACGGCGCAAAGGACCAGCAGCCAATACTGGGTTGCCGCTTATGTTTGGCTGGCCCGTTGCAACTTTGGCCTCAATGTCTTGCAGCAATTGCATCTGGTCAATAGGACTAGACATTTTCTTGTACTTAGTCATGTAGGCAACGTAACCAGGTGCAGCGGCTTCAATCACGTCATCAATTGATCCGATGACATCCGAAAGCTGACCCTTTGCAAGTCGCAGGCTTGGGTTCTCTTGGTTGTACTTGCCCTGTGCGGCAGCAGCCAAATCCTTGCGTACCTCGTACAACTCTTGAGGATTCCGAGCCTTTGCAATCCTGCTGGTTGCCCAATTCATTGCGCTCTCAACGTCTTGGCGCACGCCAACTGGACTGTCTAGCACGTTTTGAACTGCCCTGTTCACGACCAGACCAATGCCGCTTTGGAATATTTCTGGTTGGACAGTTACAGCACCGAATGCCTCTTCACGCATAGGTCCGGTAATAGCACTACGCTTTGCTTCTGCATAGGGGATTGATCCAGGTTGACCGGACAGACGTCGGTAGGCATTCAGCAAAGCCTCTTGGTTAGAGGATATTCTTGCGCCGAATAAATTGGTCGGGTCAAATGTCGCAGACCGTAATGGTGTCTCCAGACCAGCAAGGCCAGGGTCATACGCTGTGGCAGCAGTTGTAGGCCGTACACCTGGAACTAGCGGTGCGGCATTCGCAAGACGCTGCTGCGCCAACTCTGGGTTGGTCGCCATCCGGTTCAGCACATTACCCACAATCACCTCGCGGCCAGCTTGTGTGAACGGCTGCACTACGGCTGCCGGTGCTGCCAAGGCGCGTTGCGTGAACGGTAGCTTCGGACCACCAGGCGCGACCATACCCGCCAGCATCGCACCGCCCATCTGAGCGCCTGGGCTTGCCCCTGACTCGCGCAGAGTGCCACCGGCAGCGCCTGCCATGCCTGCGCCAGCCACTTGCTGCGCTGGGTAGCGCGAGAGCAGGCTAAACACCTCAGACGGGATTCCCGCAGCCTGGCCGCGCATCAGGTTGGCGTTTGCCAGGTTCTGCGCGACAACGCCAGCACCACGCGCAGATCCCGCGGTCGATGTTCCAGCGCGGACGATGTCGCTTACCACTCGCTCTGTCGGGGTCTCGGGTGCTGGCAGCCCCATCTGGGTAGCAATGTTCTCAAACGCCTGAGATGGCGTAGGAACCTTGTAGCCCGTGGCGCGGTTGAACAGGTTAACCAGAGGGTCACCAGCCATAGTCCCGAGGCCGACGCCCAGAGCGCCGATTGCAGCCCCTGGAGGACCGCCTACAGCGCCGCCCATAGCAGCGCCTGTCACAGCCGGTAGCGCGGCGCGGGAGGTAAGTCCAAGCTGACGCGCCAAGTCCTGCGCAACGCTGCGCTGGGCTGGTTCTGTAGCTGCTGCTGGTGTAGCCAGCGCAGCGCGTAACACCATGAGTTGCTCTGTGGTGAAGCCGGAGAAGTCACCGGCCTGCGCCTTGCGTAACTGCTCGTCAGTGAATTGGCCTAGTCCATCGCTCATCGCATTCCACCTCCACGTTGTTGCTGGGCGCGTCTAGCTAACTCAGCATCAATTGCATTTTGCGCTGCATTTGCGCCACCGACTGCTGCTGGTGTCATTGGTTGAGGCACTGGCACAACAGCACCAAGAGCCTGGTTAGCATCAATTCCGTACTTAGCGCCAAACCCAGCATACTCATTGCGCTTGTCGTTGTACGCCTTGGATGACGCAGCGAACAATTCAGTGGCAAGCGCATTGAACTCATTGCGCTGTGTAGGAGTAAGCAAAGTGCCCTTCTTCCACATATCAACGTAATTTGTCAGGCGATCCATCTTTCCGGTAGCCGCCATAGCAATGCCAAGTTCAGATTCACGGACCACTGATCCAGGATCGAGCAGCTTCATAATCTTTGTCGCGGCTGCAACGTCACCAATAGGGTTGGCCTTCTTCAGTGACTCTTGGATCTGCGAGAACGCGCTCTTCATTCCTTGATATTCTTTGTAGATAGGTTCTGCGCTGAATGCATCTTTGATCTTGAACTCGTTTGTAAATCCCTTTTCACCAGTGTTCACCGATACGGTTGTGCCGCCACCAGCACCAGACTGACGAATCTTCATCACGTTTTCAAGCGTCACAGGAGTGTTTGTAGCATTCAACAGTCTCACCTCTGTAGGGCTTGCCTCTTGCTTCAATGATTGCAAGTTTTCCAAAGTAACAGGTAAATTGAGTGCTCTCAATGTGCGGATACCCTCTGGGTCTTGAGGTGCAGCAGACGGGTTTAGCTTCGCTAGGTTTTCAAGCGTAACGTCTAGCCCCAAAGCCTTCAGCTTCTTGATGTCATCAGGCGTAGACTCTTTTGCAGGCATCAGCTTTTGCGCCATGTCAAAGTATTTGCTGGCCTGCTCTGGGTTGCTTGCAGCGTAAACGTCTGCCAGCTTCATGTACTGCTGCGCCTTGAACGTATTGGCGTCAACGCCTTCCGGCGCTTTCTGAGATAAGAAATTGGAGACGTTAGTCTGCATATTCTTCGCGGCCTTCGCGTCTTCCATCTTCTGCTTCATCGTCATGCTCTGTAGCAGATTCTGCTGCGCAGCCTGATAACCCTGCTGACCAGCACCATACGCTTGACCAATAGCCTGACCGAGTCCGATAGGTGTCCGGCTGGCTCCTGACGATGCAAGCAGTTGCATGGCCGCTGCCATGACGCCCTGGTTCTGTAGCTGCGCTCTCTGAGCGTCCGTCATGTAATCGTCCAGCGCGGATGCACCACCAAACATATCACCCAGCAGGCCGAGTGTGCGGCGTGGTGCTGCTCCAGCTTCTTGTGCTGGCTCTGCCAGATAGTTGGGATTGTCCTGCGGCATGATGTCTTCAACGACAACATTTTGCGCAGTCGGCATCATTGAGCCGCCAGGCTGGAACCCGCGCTGGTTTGGAGTTTGGAATACGTCTTGCGGTTGATTCGATAGCGGCTGCATCTCACCCATCAGTCCCGCGCTAGGAGTGAAGTCTCCCATTTGGGTAGGAGCGAAGACTCCCATATTGTTGAGATATAAACTCTCAGGACCTTTCCCACGCGACATAAATCTAGTCGTTGGGCGGGAGTTCTGATTGAACCTTGTAGCCCCAACCCCACTACCAAGGTAATACTGGCTTAATGGGTTAAATGTGTATGGATCACCATAATAGAAATCTGACAGTGTTGCCATCTTGTTCCCCTTATCCACCAAAGTATCCGAGCAGGCCACCAAGCAAAGCGCCGGTTCCACCGTAGTTTGCACCACCTAGCCTTTGACCAGCCAATGCGCCGCCCAAAGCGCCTGACAATGGGTTCGTGTAGTAGGGTTGCGTCTGGGTCATCCCTAGATTCGGTAGCTGGGTGCTGATGCCACCGGAGGCAATCTGTAGCTTCTCCAGACCGATGTTGCGCAGGGCATCCAATTGAGCCTGCTCCAACTGCTGACGCGCACCGCCTAAGCCCATGACCGCCTGGCCGCCGGAGATGTTCGCACCCTTGGCGTACTGTGCCAGACCAGCAGCTTGGCCGTAACCCTGTGCGCGTAACTGCGCAGCAGTATCAGCCGCCTGCTTGATGGCTGCAGCATTGGTTAGTGATTCCTGCACTCCTTGGCGTGATCCACCAAATGCGCGTGCAGCAGTTGCTGCCTGACGATCTCGCAATTGTTGAGTTTGCAATGCTCCACCAACATCAGCTAGTGAACGCTGAACCACCTCGTTCTCGTAGGGGTTCATAAACTGCTGGATGGACTCGCCAGTGAATGGGGTCAATGCCTCATTCGTAACTTGTTGCTCTCCGGCCGTGTACAAAGGGTTAAACCCTGCGAATTGTCGTGCTGGTAATGCACCCGCAACGCTCTGAGCCTGTCCGATGTTGCGTAGATACGCCGCCTTCAGATCAGGGTCAATTGCTGTGGTGCTAGTTGTGCTGCCGCCGCCTTTAGACATATCGTTTCTCCTTACATTTCGAGCAAGCCGCGCAGCTTGCCCTTTGAAATCTTGCCTGAGTTAATGGCATCCATCAACTCGATACCATATTTTTTTACCGCCTTGTCGTTGATGACGTACTCGCCATCCTTGAGAGCACCGTAACCGTCATCTGGACCCATTGGGTTCGGGCCTTGCAAGTGCATCATGGAGACGTGACCGCCTTTGGCGTAGCCGCCTCCTCTACCCCACCCACCTCTATCACCACCTGGCTCACCTCGTCCCGCAGCGCCATCACCACCGCCGCCGTACCCGCCACCGCCTTGACTATCACCCCTATCCATTCCAGAAAAATCAGTGCTGTTTATGGCATCCCGAACTGCTTGCGTGTCTGGTGTGCTTGGTGCTGCTGAAATGCTTCCCCTATCCATTCCAGAAAAATCAGTATTGTTTATAGCGTTTTGAACTGCTTGTGTGTCTGGTGTACTGACAAAGCCACCATTAACAAAGTTATATTCTCCAGGAAGTACATCCCTTACTGGGGCTTTGGGTACTCCTGGTGCTAGTGGTTTACCTAGATCTCCATACTTGAAATTTGTGTACATATTACTTAAAGCGGGCAATACGCCAACTTCTGTAAATACATCGTTTAAAAGCGTCCTATATGGGTTTATTCGACGAACATCTGCCATGTGCATTGCTCTTTCAGCGGGGCTTAATGCTGCAAGCTGCGCCGCTGACATTACATCTTTTACTGTTGTTTCTTTAGTGGGATCGTACCTGTCAATGCTCAAATAGTCTTGCGGAGCGTTATAAGCTGCTTCACGTTCTGCACGTTGCTCTGCTGATTGCCCACCACCGCCACGCATAGGTGCAGCACCCTGCGCAATGATCTCTTCGTAACGGTTTGCTGGTGCAGCATACGTCTGAGGCTGCGAAACGTCATAGCCGCCGGTGTAGCTTTGCGGATATCCGAAAAACGAATACGGCTGCGACTGCCTGTATTGAGACATGATCTCAGCGTAACGGTTTCTTGTCGCCATCTACAACTCCTTGCTAAGAATATGCCACTTAGGGGCATATCCCTCGTCTGCTAAAAATGTCCTTGCCCAGCCCTTACGGCCAGCCAGGGTAACTCGCGTGCAACCGATCTGCTTACCCCAAGCCTCGATGTGTGGTCGCATCCGCTTGAGTTCATCTAGGTCGCCGCCAGCAAGAAAATAGTGCAGATTCTTGAGTCGCGGATAGACAATGATCTCTGTGATGACTGCGCTATTAATCCCAGGCCAAAGCTGGAATCTGTTCTCCTCTACACCCTGCGCAACATCTTGAAGAGTGTGGGTTCCTGCTGAGTATTCTAAGGCGGCTTCGATGTGTTGTGCCAACCGCCAGAAATCCTCCATTACCGTTTCCCTGCCGATGTAGCCTCCAGCCGCATTACTCCTACCCGCCAATCGTCCAAGACGCTTCCGGTAACCTTCATCTTGACTGACCGGCCTGAGAACCTGGTATCGGTTGGAGCCTTGGCGCTAAACGGGCCGTAACTCACTTCGTCCGATGTCGGGTACATCCTGGCTGTAAATGAGATTAGGACCTCTCCTAGCGTCTGCTCGTCAGGAATCACCGACCTGACGGCCATCACGTTGTCGCCGTTCCCGAGTTCAATCGGACCGGACTGCGCATAGGGAGAAACCGAGTCGTAGGTGTATCCAACTTCGTGATCGTAGATGTACCCGTCAGTTCCGACCATCATAGGATTGACGAATACACCTCGATCTGTTCCAGCGGTGCGCGCCATCAATCCGAAATACCAAGTGCCTTCACGATAGTTATAGGTGACATAACTGTCATTCTCAGTGGAGGACAGCGACGGGTAGAACCAGGTCACCTCACCATAGGTAGAGTTGTGGACGGCGTAGACCTTGGACGCCTGGGCGTAGTTGATATTGTTGAAGACGTAGTCCCCGACATCGCACTGCATAGGCTTGACGTACCCATCGTAACTCCAAAAGCCGCTGCTGCTCATCCATAGACATGAGGTATCGATGGCCGCCACCGCCTGCGCTGAGATGACGCCGCACCCGCTGCCAACCTTCTCAAAACTGTAGACGAATGGCAGGCCGATGTAGTTAGCGACGTGCGCGTCAACGTCTGTCAATAGGAGGTTGACGCCTCGCACGCGCTTGCCGCACCTCAGAGATCCTGGTGTCGCTAGTTCAAAATCACCAGCCTGGTTGTTGGCTGCCGCCGTCCAGGTTGTGTTGTTCTCCTGGTCCGACCACTTCACCAGACGCGGGTTACCCGATGCGCCAAGAGCAAACATAATGCGCTCACTGGTGACCATTACCGCCGCGCAGCTTGTAGGTGCGTTGGTGATGACAGCCGCGATAGTGGGAGTCGTGAAACCTAGCTGCCACTCGTACAGCTTGCCGTCTGTAGTGCTGCAAGCTACTAGGTACTCGCCCCAAGTGTCTAGGCTCCAGGTGGTGGCCGGTACTGATCCGGTGTCAGGTCGCGCAGTGCCATAAGACAGGCTCCCATATGTCCAATAGCCGTAGCCTGTAGTGCCAGTGGCGTTAGCAGAACCAGCCGTGAAACCTGTCGGGGTAATGTCCTTGACCACTCCTAGCGCATTCATCGCGTACAACTTGGATTGCGTACCCATGCCAGCCCATCGGTTGGCGCTGTTATCTCTCCAGGCAATGATGCCTCGGCATATGCCTGTCATGGCAGACGTTGACTTCTTGCGCCACCCGCCAATAGGTCGCAGGGTATTCTCAAACCAGCGCACCAAGTTGGAGTCGTACCAGCGACCCATTGCCTGGTACTCTGTACCGTTGCGGTAGACGCCTGGTGGGATTTTTAATGGAATGAGTGCCATGATTACACCGATAGGTTGGAGACAAACGACAGTGTAACGATGGCCGACGGTACTGCTGGCCTGGTCGGAGAAGTGCCTGCCGGATACTGCTCAATCGACACTCCGACATCAGTAGGCCGCCACATGATCTCCACATAGTCGTTTGCGTTAAGGCTTACAAAATAGTTTATTGCTGCAATTGTGTGAAACGGATCGCCAGCGCCTTTTCTGGGTGCAAACCCAAACCTTGAGTTCGACTTGTCAATGTTTGTCCCATTCTTTCTGAACCAAACGTCAACGTCTTGGGATGCGTTTGTCGTGTTCGTAAACTGGATGGAGAACTGGACGTTGTATATACCCGACTGCGATACGTTCAGCCTGGATGAGTTTGAGAGAGTGACGCCGTTGCTGAAGTCGGTGGTGTCAAAGGTGACGGCGTAGGCCGTTGTGGTATTAGCCGCGACCTGGTCTGTGGAGTCCTGGAACGCGCCATAAGGAGTGTTGAGGTACTTTCCTCCACGCGGTCCGAATAACGCTGCCAGGGCGTTTGTGACGCGGCCTGCGTAGTTCCCGATGTTGCTGAATGTTTGGCTAAAGAACAGGCGGTCATACACCTCGCCAGGGTTGCCGATATTCGGCTGCGCTGGCGTTGTGATCTGGCCGCTGTAGTCGCTCATACGTTCCGTTCAAAGTGTGGGCAGTCCACCAAACTCTTGAAGTTTCCACCCCACCGATTCTTCGGATGCAGGCTTTCCCAATACGCGCCTAGCGGAGCTAGGATAGCCTTGTCCCAGATGATTTTCCCATCCTTGAAGAAGTTCAAGTCGATGGCGCAACGCTTGAGATGGATGCTGTTCATGGTCTTAGACCGGCCCGTCTTGAAGTAGATGGCCTGCTGCTCTGGTGTACGCGCCAACTCGCCACCAGTGACCATAAATCCCAGATCTGTGGCGTGCTGGATCAGCTTGCACATATCCAACAGGAATGCGGCTTGTTCTTGACTCAGGCTCATTTTGTGCTCCTCATTTCAGCAAGCTTCTCAATGGTTCGGCCTGCAAAATAAGCCCCCATAATTAGCTGTCCCCAATTCCCCAACAATGTTACGTAACTTTCGTTGGCATTGTAACCAAAAGCCGACATCATGGCAAACAGAAAAAAGCCCAAGAAGATGGCAATCAAGCTCATGGGGCGGATGTTCTTGGACAGCCAAGAGTCAGATGCCATATCCGCTTCCCAGCGGTCTGTGATGTTGTCGGCATCATTCTGTGCGGCCTTGGCAAGCAGTTCCAGTTCGGCCATCTCCAGCTTGGCTTTCTCTATGCCTAACTCAATCAAGCGCTCTTCATGGTGGAACTGCAACTCGCGCAGTTTCTCAACGTCAGCCGGTGTAGGGTTGTCGGGTATCTTGACGCCCAGAGTGTTCTCGACTACCTCCTTGCCTTTGGCTTGGATAGCAGAAGAAAGCAGCCCCAGGCCGCTTTCCGCAAGAGTACCGAGTAGTGCGCCGAGAATTGGAATCATCAGAAACCCCTATTTGTGATAACGTGAAACGTGATGCTGACCAGTGGGACAACGATAGCGGATGCGCCTGTAATCCAGAGTGTATTCATAATGATCGCAACCTTCATTTCTTTGTCCTTCTGCTTTCTTTCCGACTCTTCTCTTTCAAGTGTGTTGCGCTCCTTAATCATCCTGGTGCGCTCTGCCATCATCTCTTCCCAGACCGGAGCATTGCCACTATAGAAGAGGATGTCCTTCAGTTCCTTCTCATGCTCTCTCAGTGCCTTTGACGCCAGTGCGATCTGGAGAGCCTCAGAACTGATCTGTGCATTCGTCTTTCCTATTGACGCAATCCTGGCCTTGCTGCTTGCTAGGTGTACCGTGTCTGCCGCTTGATAGAAACTGCTGAATTCTTTGTATAGGCCGTGTATATCTTTACCAAGGGCTACCGCTTTTTTATGCCTGCCACCGCACCCTGGGCAATAGCAAAGGCCGTAAACGGATCAATCATTTCTTGTTCACAACTACCCATCGGCAGATGCGTCCGTCTTTGTCCATGAATTCGTTAGCACCCATCTTCTTGTCCTCTTCTCGTTTAGGAATACGACAAACCAAAACTATCTTTGTTTCTGTTCCAGGCCACGGGCTTTCAGCCGAGGCAAGCAGAGAAATCACTTGTCGGCCTTGTTTTCCAGCTTGTCAAAGATGCGCTCCAGAGTCGCGTCAATCTTGTCTAGGCGGCTCTCAATGTCTGCCTTGCTGACGTAGTTCTTGGGAAGATCAATCTCGATCTGCTTAATGTCATCCTTCAGCGTCTTGACAGAGTCCCATATCTCTTTACACCACCAGCCGACAGCGACCAGGATCGCTCCACCGATGAAGTTGAACATTGGCTGGAATTCCATGATGTTCCTTACGGGTGAGTTGCTTTGTAGGCATCAAATTCTGCCTTGAGTTCTTGGATGGCTGCGGTTAGTGTGGCGACAAGGAACGACACGTCAATGCCTTGGTGAACAGGTTTGCCATCAGCGTCTACGGCATCTTTTGCACCCGTAACGGCGTGTGAACAAACTTCTGCTAGTTCGTGAGCAATGAATCCCTCACCATCAGAACCGTCCGCTTTCCACTTATAAGTAACGGGCTTGAGCGCAGCAACTTTAGCCAACGCTCCGGTCATAGGCACAATGTCTTGCTTTAAGCGGTAATCAGATGAAGTGTTGTAGGCGGTAGCCCCAGAACTAACGCTTACCGAACCAACTGTAGTGCCGTTACGTCTAAAGTTAAATATGGCTCCGTCACCATTAGACCTGTTTATATAAAAATCATTGATTAAAGAAAGTCTCGGCCCGAGTCCTGGTCTAAAACTAAATCCTGTTTGACTTGTGGAGCTACCAATAAACGCATCTGTATCAGTTGTATTTAACATCCATGTGCCGCTGGAGTCAATACGCATTGCCTCCGCACCACCTTCAGTAAAGGCAATGGTGTCAGCAGCGGGGAAGAAGATGCCCGTGTTGGTGTCGCCTGTGGTGGTGATGGCAGGAGTACCAACTGCACCCGCTGGAAATACAACACCACCAGTTCCTTTTGGCGTAAGTGCAATGCCAATGTTTGTGTCGCCACCTGTAGCAGATAACGCTGGTGCGCCACCAGTAGCTGCATTTGCAAGTGTCACCTCATTCACAGCAGACGCGGTTGCAGATACCTTCAGCAACTCATTGCCGTTGGTGTCAATGACATCACCGACCAGCTTTAGGCTCTTACCAGATCCAACATTAAGACCGACGCTGGTTCCAGTTCCAGCCGCAGCGAATATTGCATCCACCGAGTCTAGGTCGGTGTTGATCTTTGTGCCCCAGGTGTCAGTGGATGCACCTACCTCGGGCTTAGTAAGGAGTAGGTTGGTGGTGGTGGTATCAGCCATGATTTACCTCATTGGGTTGTCCAATCCTTGGACGTTGCGCCTACTGGTGTCCAGGTGTCGGTGTTGTCAGAAATTATAGTCCAGCTGCGTGAATTTGGGGACTGCGTAGTCCATGTGGTAGTTGACGTACCAGAGTCAGTCCAAGTGTCTGAGTTGATTGGCTCCGGCTCCCACTTGAGCCGCTGGGTGATAAGGTCCAGTGCGCTGGCAGCTTCAGAAATTGATGCTAAAAAATCCAAGCCAGGCAAGTAATCGTCCAGCGCAGATCCTGATTCGGAGATGTTAGCTACAAAGATACCGACGTTTTCGTAGGCATCTATGGCTGCCAAAGACTCCGCAACATTCACCAAGAATACCGCCGTAACGCTTAATGAATCAGACGCCGTCACGGACTCAGAGTTAAACACTTGGTAGGTGAACGTCGGGAATAGTGACTCCGATGCGGTCAGCGCCTCCGCAACAGCGACAGACATAGTCAACGTGCCTATGCTTGCGTCTGACGCTGTAAGCGTTTCAGATACAGAGGCCACCGCCTCCAAGACATTGGTAATTGCGTCCGATACGCTCAGTGTCTCCGACACTTGGACAGGTATCGTCAAGATGCAAACTTGTGCATCTGCTGCGCTTGCACTTTCAGATACAAGCGCCAAAAATACGATAGTGCTGCTAAGTGAGTCGGATGCCGTTACAGATTCGCTGGCAAAGGCCACTGCCACCAGGCTGGTGTCTATTGCGTCAGCAGCAGATCCTGACTCAGCAATGCTTGCCACAATCGTGGCAATGTTGGTGAGGACGTCTGACGCTGATAGCGACTCAGATATTGTCAGTCCAAGCGTTGTAATCGCTGACTCAGCATCTGCCGCTGATCCTGACTCGGATAAAGACTTGTCATATCCAAAACCACTTAGCAGAGACTCGTAACCGCCAATTCCATACGGTCCATATCCGTATAAATTACTTCCATAGCCACCCTCAATAGCGTAGACAGAGTACGAATTCCCTGGTGCGCTGAATGGTGTACCGAATGGCGCAAGACCGAACATGGTTAGTCAGCCGGTAACGGTGTGTTGCCTTCAGCAAGCCATTCCAAATATTGCTGGTAATCAGAATTGGCTGGGTCAAATGGAATGCAAGCACCATCACTTATGCGGATGACGCTGGTTTGATTGCCCATGAATTGGGGTGATAGCTTGTACATTTATAGCTCCGCAGAAAGCTGAGTCCCTACATTAGCAATTGCAAGTGCTTGATTGGTTGTTCTGCCAGTTAGACCATTAGCAGTTATTGGCGTTCTAGTTAATGATTGCCCAGCACCAGATATAGATTGGCTAGTCGCATTTTGACTGCCACCAATAATGTCAATTGTAATATTGACCCCTGATGCCTGAGATAGTGTTGGGATTGTTCTCATTGAGACTGCATGAACTAGCGTGAAAAGCCCAGTTGTTGCGTTATATGCTTGCCCACAAGTTCCTTTGAAATCACTTTGAAAATACCGTTGACAAAGTCCCAACTCAGTACCATACGAACGGTAATCAAAAGATGTAGCTACACTGCCTTTTTCCAATTGGACATTCCCAATTACCCATGTTCCGCTGGTTTGAGCTCCGACAGTGAACAAGATTTCAATGCCCGTGGTAGCTGCCGCTGGAATGCTAATTTGTGCGCTGTAGTTTGTCAGCGTTGATGTAACCGTGAATGTGCCTGTTGCAATCTGTGTCTTAGCTGACCATGTATCCGAACTAGTGGCATAGTTTGCAGTCCAAGTAACTGTGGTCAGTAATGAGTTGGAGATATTGACAGATAGCGTTGCTGTGCTGCCAGCCATGTCGAAACAATTTAATTGCTCAATGCGTTGACCAATACCAACTGCCGTAACAGATGCAGCGCCTGTAACCTGTAAGTTGAACTGGTTTGCATTAGACCCAGCCACCCTAGCAACCGTTACCGTTGCACCAGTTGCATAGGCATACCAACGATCTAAAGCTGGGTAGGTTGGAACAGTAGTTGGAACCGCGTTTCCAGATGTTCCAGATGTTGCTCGTTGAATAATTTGCATTAGGCCGTTCATAAGACGGTTCTTAAACCCAAACATGCTGGGTGCGTCTGTATATACAGCTTTCCCTGCTGGATACGTTACAAAAACATTCTTTGACCCAGCAGAAAAATTAACCAAACTTCCAGCATTACTCGATTTTAAAACCGTTGTTCTGGCGAGCGTTGTACCGGACGCGGTGTAAGTCCCTATTCCAGTTTCCCAATTTGTACCATCAGTAATGCAGTAGTAGGTTGTATTACCGTTGCCAATAGCGTCAAATGACTGATAGCCGGTTACAGCACCGGCAAGCGTTAGAGTACCAGTGCCAGTTGTAGTAGTGGTCTCCTGTACGCGATCATCAAGGACTAGAGCCATTAAAGACTCCTATAGGTCAGCTTGCGACAAGTTCGTTTTCTTTGAAGAAACGCTCTTGTGCCTGGTTGGATTGATCGGTGTATTGGACCTTGAACAGCAAGGTTGACTCGTCATCCACGACTGCGCCGACCACAATCGTGCCGGTCATGGACGTGCCCTTGATGGTCACGCTATCGCCTGTCTTAAACGCCATAAATGCCCCTTATACCGATGCGGTGTATGTGACGTTCAGCGTGTCGCCAGACGCGATAGAACGATTTCCGCCAGTGAAGCTACCAGCAGAGTACAAAGTGCCAGCAGTGCCTGATTTAGTGCTGCTGGTGGTCATAAACGCGCCTGCAACAGTGGCTGTGGCGTTGATGGTGAAAGATGTCGCGGTAGACACTTTGGATCCAGAAGATGCCGAGTTCCAGGCTACTGATGGACGGGTGGAATTGGAGTAAGGAACTGTCTCGCTCCAGCCAGCGTGAGATGACATGGTGTCACCGGCTGCATAGGTAGGGGTAGACGCACCATCAACCAAACCGACATACCAGGCTGCGGTGTAGGCAGATCCAGCAAAATACTTGTCCAGCAGGTCGTTCTTGCCAACCGTTACCACTAGGTTTTTGATTGGCTCTGACCACTTCAGATTGCCGTCCTTGTCGAAACAAGTCAACTCATAAGAGCCGGTTACTCCGATGCTCTCATCCATAGAGGATTGACGCGAGATTGCTACGCTTGCAGCATCTTGACCATTGATACGCTCTGATTGCATTTTGTTCTCCAAAACTGGGAAAATTTTAACCGAAAGACTTGGCGCGTGACTTTAGAACGCCGCCGCTAGTCGCTCCGCGCTCGTCTGCAATTTGCAGTTCCTCTATGCCTGTCTTGTACAGGCCAGCCCACACTTGGATTCTTGCGTCGTCCTGTAGGTAGGGGGCAGCCTGTAGCAAAGAACCGTACAGGTACACGTCAGGCGCTTTGGTGAGCAGCCAGTTGGTGGTGTTGGACGTGGATAGCTTGGCGAGTTTGCTGTAGTAGATCAACTCGCCCGTGTAGCTGGAGTCAGGGATAGGCACAACGCGGAGTTGCGACCCGACTACGCCAAAGAACTTAGGCTTCCCGCTGGATGTGTACTGAGTCAGCAAGTCATCCAGACTGTCAATGGTCTCAAACTGCAACGGACTGACGGGGTTTGTGTCCATCTTGAACGTCCGCGCCTCCAGAAAGTCGCCTGGCGTTGCGTTGTACTCGGCGTCGATGGTTGCCGTTGCGCGGGTAATCATCTGGGTGGTGCGCAGTGTTCGCTCCATTTGCGCTTCAGCAAGAGAAACAAAGTCAGTGATGGCAGACGTGAGATCACTACGGTTGAGCCAATCGGCCACCGAGGCTTTCAGTTCAGCGTAGGTGCTAAGTGCCATGCTCTGCCTTTTCCTTCTCGATGTCGCGCATCATCCAGGTGTGGTCGTGCTTGAATTCAAACGTCCCGATGTGGCCTATCTCTTTGCTCACGTCGTGATCTATCCAGATTTTATACCCTGCGTCCTGCGCCTTCCGGCAGAAGAAGATGTCCTCTCCGATGTAGCCTCGGGCGTCGGTGCGCCAGGGAGTCTCGAACCAGGGTTCGGTCAGCTTCTCAAAGACGTTGCGCTTGATCAGCATCACGCCCATTCCGATGCTGCCTACTTCCTCAATGCCGGCTGACTCCGGCATGGTGTAGATCAGTTCGCGCTTGCCATCAGAATCGTACTTCTGCGCAGTCGGGCCGGTAGGGATGCGGCGTCTGGCGCAGTTGGTCGCCACGATGTCCAGGTCATGCTTGAGCAGGCGCTCGACCATGTCCTGCGGGAACGTCATGTCTGAGTCGATGAACAGGATATGGGTGCAGCCCTCGGCCATCGCATCCAGCGCTAAGTCAGCACGCTGGTTTTGGATCAGAGTACCCTGCATGATTTTGAGAGACACTGCATCTGTCGTGTTCAGCGTGTGGTAGCAAACCATATTCACCAAGCAATAGGTGAAGTTGGCGTGAACCATGTCACGGGCTGGGGTGCAGACTGCAATGTAGTTGTTCATACTTGTCCAGGTCTCGTTCTGAAAAATCTGTTGTCGGGGTCATTGAGCCAGCGCTTCATGTACGCCTGATCGTCCAGCTTGCCCTCGGCCTTGAGTTTGTAGTAGACGCCCTCCGGAATGCTTGCGACGTGATGCCACTCGCCCTTCCAGCTTGCGCGCTCATCTACCTTATTGAAATCCGCTTTGTTTGCTTCAACAACTGCTGTGACATCCTGCTGAGTCTGAATTGTTGCCTGGCCGGTTTCATCATCGAAATGCCAAAAGCGGGTGATACCCGCATCTTTGTTTTCGTCAAATACTTGTTTATTCATGCGTTAAAAAAGGGACCAGGTTGCCCTGATCCCTTCCATTGATTACGACGTAATCAGGTCAGCTGCCAGACCGTGGGCATTTTCTGCCAACACCTTATGTCCCCACTCCACCAGCAACATACGCTTCTCAGCGTCGCCGGTCTTAGCGAGTTCAACTTGCTGGTAAGGACGCAGCACAACCATCTTGGCGTACTCAGGATCGAGTACCCATGCATCACGCTCACGTTGGAACCTGTTCGCAATAACGGCCACGGTTCCGAAATCGCTGACGTAAAGATCCACGGCGCCAATTAAAGTTGCAGGCTTCTCACCGCCATTGATGTTGAAACGGCTGGAGGCGATACCGGCAAATCCGCTGACGCGCTGCTTATTAACAGGACCGGTCATCAGAATCTTAGGAGAACCGCCAGCAGCCCACACTTGCTGAATCACATTCTTGAGAATGGTCTCAGTAAAAGTGCGCACGTTGCCGTCGGTACGGGCGCTGTTTGGTAGCGTGGTGTACGACGGGTTTGTGCCGTTGGTCTGCATATCGACGTTGGTCTTGACCCACGCGCCAAGGGATGCAGTTCCGCGTGCAACGCTGGTGCTACCAGCAGCAGCCACCGCGCCGTTGAGCATGGTGAACTCTTGGTCGCGTTTCAGTTCGGCGCTACGCTTGGCGATCTGGTAAGCCAGTTCGCTGCGACGGCCAGCCTTGTTGACCACCTCTTCAGTCGCGGACAAGATGATGGTCTTGCGCGAAATCTGAGCGTAGTTTTGCAGGCGAACGGTTGCGGTAACAGCGTCAAAAGAGGCAACGTCATCGCCCTCGATCTGCTTGTTAGCTGCTGCTGCGGCCAGGGTATCGCTTTGGAATTCAAACAGCGAATTGCTGATTGACTCACGCCCGATGTTACTCATGTAAGGAGTTTCTTCGGGTGCGATATTGGTGATGATGTTTGACAGGTCTTCACGGATACCTTTGGCGTCAAAGGTCGTGAAGGTATTGGTTACGATTGCCATGATGTACTCACTTTAATAAAAGTTCAATTGCGGAGACCGCGTCTTGTACGCGGCCACTTTTTGCAAGACGTTGTTTTGCACGCGTTGACTCGCTTGTAGTGGAGACTCGACCCGCTGCTCCTGGCTTGGCTGGTCTTGGGCCATTGTTGACTACCGGCTTGATGTTGCCCCGCTTGGACATCATCTGTTCGTACAGCGCCGCTTTACGCAGCACATTCACGACGCGGTGGTCAAAAATGTTCTTCAGTTCATCAGGTTGGAATCCGGCTTTCTGCCCGAATTCAATGAGTAGCGCCTTTTCTGCCTTGGCCTTGGC